GGGATGTGGTACTGGTAATATTACTATACCTATTTCTAAGAAAGCTAAAACTGTTATTGGTGTTGATAAAGATCTAGGAGCTGTTGAAAAATTGCGTGCACGTGCTAAACGATTACACGCTCATAATATTCTGACTGTTGTTGATGAGATAACTGATTTTCATAAGAAGAAGTTCATTGTTGATACTGTAGTCTCTAACCCACCTTTTGGAGTAATTCGTCCTGGTGCCGCTTTATGTTTCTTCCTTGCAGCTATGTCTATTGCACGTAAATCTATAATTATGCTTTCAAAGAGTGAATATAGACGATGTTTACTTGATAATGCGAATAAGTATGGTTGGGATGCAACATTGGTATTTACTGGTGATATGGAATTACCAAATACAATGATCCATCATACTGAAGAAATTTATCATGTGAATATTGATATATATGTTTACACTAAGCGATATAATGATTTAGAAAGTGCAGATCAAACTGAAATATGTATGCGCTATGCTGCTAAGAATTGGAGGAAATTACAGGAAAGTAGGGTAGGACTCGCCGTTGATTTTTATGATCAAAGAATTGAAAAACCAGTCGGTTGTCATAATTTGTATGATTTTTATGGTACGCCTATTAAAAATAATGATGTAACTTGGTTTAATTATGTCCGTAAACATTTTAAATATAGAGGTGATAAATTAGCTTTGTTGATTAATACTTTTGATCGTGTATGTGTTTATAATAATGATTCAATTGATGATGTAGAAACTAATAATTTTAGAAACGCTGTGTTAGAAATTCAAAAACAAATAAATGATGTACAACGTTATCATTGGATTGCACGTGGTTCTAATAATTGTGGAATATTTGCCGCTTATCATAATTCTGTTACAAATGTTGATGGTGTTAATGTCAAGAGTATTGGTAAAATTGATGCTGAATATCAACGCTACTTGAATCTAGTTAATCAAGGATTTAAGTATATAGCCAGTCATGAAAAGACAGATAGGGGTTTAGAAAGAAAACTTTCACCTTTAACTCTACAGGATACTTTGGAATATATTGGTGATAATCGATATGATGAAGTCCATGAAATCCTTAGAGTTGTTGGTGTTCCATATAAACCTACTAAATGTGTAAAAAAGACCAAATTCTGTTGTGAAGATGATAAGAGAAACTTAATGGAGCTTGGTATTTATATGAATTGGTTATATTTACAATTGCGCTATTATGTCATGCATGTTAAGAATTATACTTTTGTGTTGACACCTGATAATGTTGATTTAACTCATGGTATTGTTGATTTTGATGATGATTATGCTGATGGCGACATGGATCATGAAGCTAGACTCATTTGTATACAACCTATTTTGGAAACATTTCAAAGTATGTGGGCTCAAATAGGTATGCCGGTAATTTATTCATTTAATTTACCTGACACTGCTTATGAAATGTTGGATCGTTCTTTTATTGAACAGGTACCATATTCTGAATTCCGTAAAGCTTTCTTTAGAGAACAGATTATAGTTTCATCGAAAAACTATATGAATGGTTTCTATGAAAAATGGAAACGTACATGGTTAGCTATGGGTGAGGATGGTACTTATGATATGGAACGTGCATTAATGAAAGGTATTATAAATGAGGTCTCATATTGGAATGATTTTACTTATGCTGATTATATTCAAGTTGATGATGTAGATGCTAAATTTGTACAGATTGTTAATTGTGTAAATAAATTATTGCTTGCTAATAAATCTGCTACTAGATACCCCTTTGAAAAATATAAACAAATGTTCTTTGTAGATGATCGAGCTGGTTTTGAAGTCCAACGTGGTATGTGGAATGCTGGTCATAATATCCCTGATGAAGATGAATACCAACAGTATGTAAAGTTATTGTTCACAATTGTATCAAATGAAAGATATGATAGTGGTGGTGATATGTATTATTTTGGTTTAACATGGGGAGATTCAATAGTTGAGAATGTTTTAAATACACCGATGAGTACACCAAATTTTATTATTATACCAATTGTCGGTAAAGTCCCTGTTAAATCTATATCTAGTTGTGATCATCATGATTGTGTAAAATTACCTGAAATTCAAAAACAAATTTTATATTTTTCTTTAGCTTCAACTTTATTTAATGCTGCTGATCGTTTTAGTAGACAACCTGCAGATATTAATAATTATAAAGAATATGTTCGAGTAAATCCTACTATTTATAAAAGTGGTATTTCACGTGGTAAAATTTCCATAGATTTTCAATTTATTGAGTATTTATATAAAATTAATCAAGGTATTTCTTATGGAGATGCTCCTGATCGTCCTGCTGTTTCACACTTTTGGAATTGTAAACAAAATTTTTATATTCCTGATTCTAAAGGTTTAAATGATGATTTGCGTTTATTTGGTGTGCCCCAGGGTGGTAGTAATTCAGATACTGATTATATATTCTCGCTTTGTATGACTCGTGCTATGATTGAAAGAAACTTAGAGATAGCTTTAAATCGAGGTGCTCCTGAAGTACTCTTTAGAGCTGTTTCTGAGCAGAAGAAAGTTAAGAACAAGTCTGCTGGTGTACCACTATTTCAATTTGGTTTTGATTCTTTTACTGTTGGTAAAATGACAAGAGAGTCTAATGATGCATTGGTAAAACATAGAACAAAGTATCACACACCTTTTCTTACAAAAGCTTCACCAAAATTTGGTATCTCTGCAAAAGATCGTGTTAGAGCAATTTTAGGTTCGAATCCGTATGATACTGATTTAGGTCGGTGTTTCTTTCAACCTTTAAGAGATAGTTTGATGTATGGTGATAATTTTAAAGTAGGTTGTGGTATTTTAAGAGGTGGTTGGGAACGACAATTACGTAATCACTTCGCATTTAGGAATTTTGAAGATCCAGAAGGAAAGAATATGTTTACCAGTAGTCATGATGCTGAAAAATGGGATAAACAAGTCGACAACAAAGTTATAATGGGAGTTTATCTGACAGTTTCGCGTTTAGTACATTATTTTAAGGAAAGTTGTAATACATTGTTTGATGAAATATTTGAGGAAGATAAGGAGAAGTATGGTCTCACAGATAAGCATAAACATGCTCGAGATTGTGCTTTAAACCTTGTTGTCTCTCTATTTTGCAACTTTACTTATCCATATACATTTTGTGAAGGTAAAATTCAACAAAAACCAGGTTTCGTAATGTCTGGTACACCGTTAACACTATGTGGAAATGGTTACATGCATGAGACATTTATCAATGGTACATGGTTGAAATGGCTTGTTACGTATAACGCGAAAGATTGTATGGCTTTAGAGGGTTGTCGAGAGAGATTTATGGATTATAAACTCAAACCTTTCAAATTGTGGAAAGATGTTCAAGATACTGTTGTAACAATGGAACATGTTAAAGACACAATTTCACAACGTGATTCAATATTATCTGATGATTTTTATCGTGCTGGTTATGTTGATCATACTTATGATAATGCTAGGTTTAAGAAATCATTCTTCCTATTGTCAAGTTTTTACATGACACCGGATAAGATGGCTTATATAAATGGAAGAGTGCCACCTCCTGAATTTTGTTCACAGGCTACAGTTGTTGGTGATGATGATACTTTCTATGGTTGTCCTGATCCTAATCGTATAATGGCTTCTATGTGCATGAAAATGTGCAGTGATGGTAGTTTATGGTTACCTGAGATAACTAAGATTCGTGGTTCAGCACTGGCGGTTTTGGCTTTGCCCTTAAAATTCAAACCTGGTCTTGTCGAAGAAGAACGTAATTTGTCACATACTATTATCAATTACTTGAAACAGAAGTATGGTAGTATTAATATTTCCCAAGTTTTCATGAGTAGTGTTGGTCAACAATACATACCAATGGGTATGGAAGAAATGTTTGAGTTTACAGATGTTGCCACTAATAAGATGTTGGACATTGATTGGATGTGGAGTCTCTACAAACCTAATAAGATTGTTAATTTAAGTACTATTCGTGTCCCTACTGCAATTTTGGATCAATATAAAGCCCTTGAAAGTGATTTTATTGTTAAAAACTCTGATTTGGATGTATCTTGTATTGTTGATAATAGTAAACATGAATTAGAAGCTAAAATTATGGTTCGTCTTTGTGATTATCAATGTGGCCGTGTATCTATTTATTCATGTCAAAATTGTGATCTTGTTATGAATTTTTGCGGTTATCATGCTTATGAGCATTATTCAAAACATAATGCTCATCGAAATTTTAATTATGGTAGTTTACCAGTGATATGTCAAATGTGTAGTGAAAATAATGTTGCAAACATATTTCAATCTATGTTTGGTTTTAGATGTTCAAAACATAATAATGGAGGTTTACCGGTAGTTTGTGAAAACAAATTTATTGGTGATGCTGATACTAATATTGTTGCATCAGAAGCAATAATAGAAAAGATGCGTACACATATTGATAATATTGCTGAGTATGGTGTTATGGATCAAAAATCACGTTATACTCATTATGATACCGCAAAATTTAATATTAATTTACACTCTCGTGTTACTGTTTATAATATTGATCAAGAAATGAAGAAACGTAGCCGTATTCTACCAAATAATATTACTGATACCAAAGAACAGGATGGTCGTTGCTTTATAAAGGCAGATGGTGTAGTTGATAAAAATGCAACATATGTCTTTAGGCGTGGTAATGTCCGTCTTGGTACTGCTACCATTAAATATTATGAAGGTTGGTGGATGCTCGGTTATAAAGCTATGCCATTTGTGCCACATGTCAATGATATTATGGCCCAACAAGATTTATCTGCCCCTTTGGCCCGTGCACTTGATACTATGACTGTTGTTTCTAGAGATTCATTGCTTTTGGAGTTAGTTTGTGGTTACAAACGGAATGTTAATATGAATTTGTCAACTGTTGGTTTGGATTTAAATGAATCACAAGAGAAAGCAATGGATTTAGCGATGCATTCTAATTGGACTATAGTTAGAGGACCACCTGGAACTGGTAAAACTAAAGCTGCTGTACAATTAATTAAGAAATATATTGATAATAGACTTTTTACTTTGGTTGCTGCTCAATCTCATAAAGCTACTGATAATTTAATGAATCGTTTGGTTAAAGTTGTTGAACCTAGACATTGTGCTCGTAATATTCCTACTGAAAATGCTCAACGTGTTAACACAAAAGCACAGGAATATACTGGACAGCGTGATGTTCTTTGTTTAGCTACTACGCTTACGACTAATTTACCTCAGAATATGCCTAAAGTACACCTTTTAGTAATTGATGAATTTTCTAGACTTGAAGATACTTATCTTTATACTTTAATGTTAAATGTAAAACCACAGCAGATTGTGTTTCTTGGTGATGATAAACAATTACCACCTATTTGTGATTATCCTGCTTATTTGGCTAATATTGTAAATTTCCTTGCTTTTGATAATCCTTTTAATATAGTTCAATTGGATACTCAATATCGTATGGTTTCTGAAATCTCTGATTACATTTCACGTACATTTTATAAGGGTACATTGAAGTGTGGTGTTGACACTTGCATAAATTATATGGGTAAAGACCATATCATAAATGTTGTTACACATGGTAGAGAACGACATGTTGCTAGTGTATCATCTTTCTTTAATGAACAGGAATGTATTGCAGTTCAGAAAGTAGCAAAAATTTTACATCAATATTGGCCTAATAAATCTAAAGCGATTATTTGTTCATATTCACCTATGCAGAATACTCTTAGTGAAAAGATACCTGAATTTGATGTTGTTACAATAGATGCATCGCAAGGTGATGAATGGGATATAGTTCTAATAGTTACAACGGTCATGTCTAATTTTAGTCGTAATAAAAATCGTGTCAATGTTTCTTGTTCGCGTGCACGTGAGTATCTCTTTATTTTCTGTAATGAACGTCTTGAACCTCCATTTCCTGGTCGTGAGAATAACACTAGTTGTCTTCGATTAGATGTTGAAGGTGTTTGTCGTCATATTCGTGAGAATTCTGATGATTTCATTCGTACGCAAGCAGGACCATTGGAAGCTGAACACTTAAATTATATCCAAAGACTTGATGTGTTGCAGTTTAGTGGCATAGTTGATAATTTTATTAAAGAACGTGATGTTTGTATAGATATTGAATCAACACGTGATTTGTTAACTACTGATTTTGTTGCTGTTGATTTTGAAGGTTATCAAGGAAAATTTTATACATTGTTTAATGGTCTGCAAAGAATTGAGAATTATCCAGTTTCAATCGGTTATGTTCATGGTATAGGCCGTGCAATAAAGCGTATTTATTGTCAACCGACTGTCTATACTATTGATGGTCGCAATAATATGTTGGAAAGAAATCAATATATTCCAAAGTTGTTTGCAAATGATTCTATCGATGTGGAAAGACGTCTGCGAAATAATGTTTATAATTCTAAGCATACACAACAGATGTTACTTACAACTTTTGTTGAAGAGTTGCGACATTTAACGGTTGAAAGAGTGATTTTCGTTGTTTATAGTTATAAATTTGAATTGATTTCTTTGTTCCCAATTTTACATTTTACTGATGGTTTAAATGTTTGTGTTGTTTGTAAAGGTAATGCCCCTTTCTTTGTCAATGATTTAGGCCCTGTTTGTGGTAGATGTAGTGTAGGTAGAACAATCAAAATTCTTAACCCTAGATTTTTAGATATTGCTAATTATACAACTGGTAAACTTGGAGAAAATACAACGCTAGAACTTAGTTGCCATGATGCTGGAAATGATGCTTACATTACTATGGACATTTTTCAGAGATTGCGAAGTTTTATGACACCAACATATAGAAGATCTTTTGTTGGTAACAGATTTACTGGTTATAGGGTTTTTATTAACCGTATGATTCAAGATCAAGTTATGAAGTATGTTGCCAGTACTATGAGATCTGTTATTGATATTGGTGTCGGACATTGTTCACAGAAATATACACATAGACCTGAAAGATTTGTTGGTGTTGATTATTATGAAGATGTACCAACACATAATGTCTATGATGAAGTGTATATACGTAATTATGAAGATCTTACTGAACAGTTTGATTGTTTTGTTGCTAATCATTCTCTATATAATGTTAAAAGTTTGAAGGAACCTCTGGGTTTTGCAACTTTACATCTAAGAGATGATAACGATAGAAGATTTGCTTATACCTGGTATGAAAATGAAAATAGGTTTCAGACTGTTGGTAATCGTTATATATACACTAGTGAACTGAAGACTTTAGCTGAGATTTGTGATCAGTTTCCAGAATATATCATTGAAAGGTTATCTTTACTACCTCATGTTTGTAAAAATGATTATGACCTTATGACATATATCTCAAGCTATCCACCGGTTTACGATTGTCTTTCCAGTATGGTTAGTGGTAACGAATTTGTTCTATGTGGGGATTCTGAATGTGTAAAAGCTCATGATTTACAATGCAAATGGCGAGAATATGAAGATGATATGCCAATTGTCTTGCTTAAATTTACTCGTCGTGAAGTATTCTCTAAACTGGAATCAGTTAAATTAGAGGATATGTATTTTAATAAGAATCTTTACAAACCAGGCCCACCAGTTGATTTGAATAATGTTAAATTGTACGGTTATGAAACTCGTGCTAGATTTGCCACACCTTTATACACTGATCTACGTGCTAGTAGATGTGATGTAAAAATGTTGTGTATTATTAATGCGCTATTACAAGTACAAAAGATTGTGATCAATGGTACTTATTTGATTCTAGGTGCTACAAATCCTAAAGGTACCATGCCTATGTATTTGACAATGAAGAAATATATACCTGGTAAATATGTATTGATTGACCCGCATCCTAATTTGGTTCCGCTATTAGATAATGATGAATTTATTCGTGCTCGATTTGAACATTCTGGGTGTCTTGGAAAGTTTGATATTGTTGTATCAGATGCCTGGGGTGTTAATAAATTATTTTGGCAAAAATTGTATGATTTAGTTCTTGTTCAGGAGCCAAAGACTATGATGGTTATAAAAATTACTAGTACATCTAATGATTTTTCAGTTTTGAATGAGATTTCTAAATACTATCGACACTCACAATTAGGTAGATTACCTATATCTGGCATTTCAACTGAGGCTTTTATCGTATTTGCTGATAAACTAACTGAACCTAAGTCTGATGGAATTGATCTATGTGAAAGATACCATGGTTTTATTCGTGCGTTGCATGAACAAGATGACTTGGACCCTAAGTTGGTTACAATACGTGAGGAAAAAGCATTGCGTAAATTGCTTCAGAAAGGTGCCATAAACAAACAAGTGTAATTATTAGTGTTTAGAATACTAATGATTTTGAAATAATTTAGAAAATGCATATTTTGAAGATTGTTGGTGATACTATTTGTTATAGTGGTGATCTGATTAGTTCAGATTATGGTTTTCATGACACTCGTTCTACCTATAGAGGAATTGGAGAGGTTTGTTTCCCAGCAGCCTACTTTCATTTCAATGCTACTGGAGATGTTTTTGTATCCGCAGATAATTGTATGTCTGCTAGTAACATCAACCTTTGTAAGGTTGACAGGTTCCTTTCTCTACGGAATGTGCTTATTGCCATACTTATTGTTCTTGCTATTATTGGAGCGGTACTTTTGGCAATTCGTGTTTTCTTGAAGTTGATAAAATGTAGAGGTATAGTCTCAGAAGCTCAGAGGAACGAAATTGTTACGGAAATAGCATCCCATGAGTTACAACAACATTTGATGAAAGATTGTGAAGAACAAGATGAAGAGATAGTTTATGCACGCAATCTGGTTGTTGATGAAAAAGAAAAGAAAGAGAAAGAAGAAGTTGCTATAACAGGACCTCTCTATCAAGCCCGTCCACAGTATAGAACGCGTGGTGTTACCAAGATGCCATATTTTAAGGGTAAAACACGTAATATGGCTCTAAACCCTACTCTGCACATGTCAATTATTGCCTGTGTCTGTATTATTATATCATGTCCGATTGTTGATTCTCAGAAATTGCTTCGTAATTTTCTGTTTGAGTATAATTTTAATGCTTATTATGATCCACGTTTTAACCTGCAGAATGAATTGATATCTGATTTTGAGGGATCTGGTGAAGTGATTGATGAATTTCAAAGCGCAACTGTGATAAAAAGATTTCAACCTGGTTATAATCCACCGTTCAGCCAATACACTAATTGTGATGGTGAACCAAAATTTGGAATTTTTGAGTATTTTACATATTTAACTTGTGATGCAATTGTATATTCTGATTATGTTAAAGTTGATTATCGTTGTATTAAGAGTAATGTTTTTAGTGGTATGTCTGTTTTCTATAATGGTCAACATTATAGTGTACATAGTGTTTCTTGTGCTTACGAATTTTGTATAGTTTTTACTGATTATTTAGGCCCTAATGGTTGTTATAATCTTACGATTTTTAATAATTTTGCTTTTTCTGTAGGTGTTAGTCAACCACCATATATGCCTGTATTTGGTCAACCAAGTGCAACTACAATGATACCTAATTATTACATTCAACATCCTGACATTCCTGGATTTTTATATCCTATCTGTGAGATTTATTGTTTTGATCTTTATGTGTCGTTAATTAGACAACGTTGTTGTCCTATGAATTTGGACGGTGCTTATACTACTATCTTTCAATATCTTAAGAATAATAAAACATTATATGTTAGTACTGATTTTGCTTTTCTTTGTGATTCTACCGCCTGTACTGACGGTCCTGAAGCTAATGTCTATGAGATAGTAAAGGCTGATTTTGGTATTTATTGTGTTGATCAATTTAGTTTGAGTGTTGGTAAAGTTTGTTACACACCTGCAGAAGCTAATAAATTCAATTTCACAGTTTCTAATAGTCGAAATAGTATTATAAAAGATGGTGTTAACTGTCAGGGTAATTTGTACATGTGGGATAATTATCTCACTGCTAGTACTTATTTGCCCACAAGTGAGCTTCTAGTAAATGGTTATAACAATGGTCTTGAAAATATCTTGGATGTTTACCAACAGTTTGAATGTATGGTTGTTTTTGTTGGTCGCCGTTTTTCAACCTTTATGCCATATATGTCTATTCATCGTATAACTGGATCAGAACATGAAGTAGGTAGATGTGCTACATATAGAACACCGTCAGTTTCACATTACCGTCGTTTTGTATTCCCTGATGATTCTGATGTGGTTACATGGGATGGTACATTACTTAGATTTAATTTTGGACAAGATTTTGATGAAATTTTCAAAATTAACAATAATGAAGTGTGGTGTGATAAACAACGTACATCCCGTAGAGTGATTGGTAATAATGGAAATGAAGATGTATATACTATGACTGAAAGTTCTTTGATTCAAAGTTGTGATAAATTTCAATCAGAAATTCTTAGTTGTGTGTGTCATGATTTGTATACTTGTTACTATTTGGGAATATCTGGTGGAAAACATACATTGCAGACTTATTATCAAAATGGTACTAAGTTTGTTCTAAATTTTACTGAACTTTATGGTCAATGTGATATTGATGATAAACGTGGTTGTTATATGCATGAACAGTTTAAAGGTTTTACAAATATTAGATTTTCTGATTCACCTTATGGAAATTATACTGAAGAAATTACAATACAAGAAGAATATGTTCCATGTTTGGGATACACTAATTTATTTGAGTATGAAAAATGTATGGGTAGCCAAGTCTTTTTAATTTTATTGATTTGTAGTTCCATTGCTTTTGTTATTCTTGTTGTTGTTGTTGTATTTTTGTACTATCGATATTATCAGATGAAAACTGGTTACCAACCATTGTTAGTACATTCTTTATTAATTTTCTGTTTATTTACTTCATGCATTGCTCAACGTCAACGTTTCGGTGATCCTTGTACTGCAGGAACGGGTGCTATGCCAGATTATCAAATTTATAACACCCCTGAGAGTCAAGCTATGTATATGGCAAGAACAGGTCTCACTTTTGAACAATCAAAGTTGAGTTATACAGGTAATAGACCATTATTACTTTCAAACTTTCAACCTGTTTTGGGTAGTTTGTCTGTTAACATGATTTTAAGTTCAGTGAATTGCCTAGGTAATCTATGCACATGTGAACTTGATTCATCTATTTCTGTTACTAGTGTTAATATTGGACAAGTTATAGAATTAAAAGCTAGTTGCAGCAATTCAACTATTGTTCATACAATTTATGTTGCCGATATGCTTGCCATTTATGAACCTGCTTATCTATGGAGTACTACAGATTGGAGTTTTTCAGTCTTCATGGATTATAGTTGCAAGGGTCACTGTGGTAGAAGTGATAATTTTTGTGTTAACCCTCAATTGTATGGTGTCCCCAGATATTATTCTCAAAGCTATCCTATTGCATGTTCTTTGCATTGTTCTTGTTGTTATGAAGTAGCAGAAGGTTGTGCTTGGTCATGTACTGATTTTATTTTTGGCTTGAATGGTTTTGGACATGTTTTTGTTATGAAACCTAAAAGACTTGTACCTTTACTTTGCCTTCAGACTGAGGAAGATATAAAATGTTACTTGGAAAATGGACCATTTATAGTAGTTACATCTGGTGTTACATTACCTGAGTTTAAAATTGCAGTTTATCAAAATGGCAATTTCAGTTCATCTCTTACAGGTAATCCTGGATTAAGTAGAGTTGTTTTTGGAAATTTTCCAGAAACACCAGATTGAGGTAAATTTGGTGATGTAAGATTCACTGCATTTAATCAGACAAGATTATGTCCAGCCCCACCATATGGTTATCCAAGTACTGAAGGCGTTCGTTATGGTGCATGGGAGAAAAGAGGTTGTTTTGCACCTAGTATGAGTTCACATGATAAACATTGGGTTTCATATTATAAGCAACAGAGTGGTTTCTCATTAATAGAAAGCACAGCATCATTCCCAGTTTTTCAGAGAAATACTATGCAGTTGAGAGCTGATAGTTTTAATATGACATGGGTTTCTACTCAGAATGGTCGTTATCCGGTTTTGCATAGTTCATTAGTGTATACTGGTGGTGATGCTCGTGCTGTGATTGGTTATGCTGCTACTGCTTATGTAAATATGGGTTTGAATGTTCTTAATTATGTTGAGTTTGTGCGTGTATATGAATGTAATATTCAGATTGGTGATTTGCTATCTAGTGGTTGTAAATTACAAGTTAGATGGCTTCGTACTGATAGAAAAATTCAAATAGGTACTACTGTGATTGATAATGTTAATTCTCATGTTCCTCATTTTATGATTCTTGATCCTTTGTACTCAGTATATGATATTAGAATGTTTAGTAATAAAGACTTGATTCGTGTTAGTTTACAAATCACTTTTAATGGTTTTACTGTTGCCACATTGACAACGACTGATTTAAAAGTTTCAGACCCTGCACCACCTTGGCAAAATAATGGTGGAAATTATTATGGACCTGGTGATGGTTATTGGAGTGGTGGAAGTTCAGACAAAGCAAATGCTTCTATTATTGTTATCCTTGTTCTTATCATTATCATAATGGCTGTTGTTATTGGTTTATATATATGGTATAGATCTAGGACTGGTGGTATGATGGGTTCAACTAGTATAACTCAAACAGATCCAATGGCAGCTATGATTGCTTATGAGAAGTTTAAGGATATTCAAGATCGTAAAACAAGAGAGAAGCATGAGAAAATTCGTGATGAGAATGTTAAGATTAAAGAACAACGTAAACCAGATACAGTTACAGAACAAAGTCATTCTTCAAGACCTATGACTATTGATGATGAAACACCTAGGCCTCAGAGACAAGTTAATCCTGCTCAAAATTTTATGCGTGATAGAATAAAACGAATGTGTATAATTAGTATAATATTGTTTTCTTTTATTAACGTAAGCAATTCAGCTGTAATTATTAGTGCAATTGATACAAATGTTGATTGTACTAATGTAAAGATGTTTTCTTTTTTAGCAATAGTTTTGTTTGGTTTAGTTAGAGGACAGATAGAATTAGATTTAGTTTTAGATACGGTAACACCCGGTGAATATATTGATCTTGTATATCCGTACAAGGTTGATCAGGTAGAAACTTTTGTAGATTTAGTTAATTTTACATCACTGTCTAATTCTAGTGGAATTGAGATAATCGTCAAAAATAAAAATGGACAAATTGCAGGAGGTCTTAGTTTCGGAGGTTTTTCTGTTGTTGACTTTATTGATATCGACATTGATACAGTTGTGTGCAGCAGCACGTGTGTGCCTATACAGTTTGTTGGCCAATTTGGACCTTATACTATACTCATCCATTCTGATATTGGTGGGTTCGGCAGTCAGTTTCCTAATACTATGCGTATTAGTGTACGCAGGAACAATTGGAAAAGTATCCCGCATGATCAAAAGGTCACAGCAATTACATTTTTGGAAGAAGGTACACACACTTCTGTCGGACAGAGTTTCAGTTTTTCGAAGAACACAACATGTATCACCAGAAAGTTGGTACGCTCAGGAGGAGATATACCCGCACTCATCAATTATGCACACATCAACGGACTCACTCGAATCAAATTCACAATACGAGATGGAGAATTTTGGTTTTTCGATGACACCGCCCATGTATCAGGAACAGCTGTTTGTGAATGGTACACAATTGATACAACCGGTACCGGATTTTATACTGACGGATATATCGTTACTAAAGATGCGTTTCGGCCTTTCAAGTCTCAGGCGGACATTATCAGTGGTAGAACTGAGGAAGTACAAGGACAACATGTTACAATACTACCAATAAATAAAAACATTGATATTGATCTTGGTAGATTAATAACTTTTGATGCTGAAAAATTGTGGGTTTACAATTGTCTTACATATGTATGTCCACGTCGACAGATATTAACACCTAAACCTTTTGTGGTGGCAGATAGATTATGCTACTGCTTGGATTATGGTGTTCAAAGACTAATACAGAAATTTGACCTACGACCATATCTGTCAAAGTATACAAGAGCACGCAATATCAATGGTTATGATTCTAATTATTTCATAACACCAAGTGATGCAATATGTGACATGATAAGAGATTCAGGTTATACCATTGGTATCTACGGTGGATCAAATGTTTACAGTTACTTCGTTTTACCAGATCAGAGTTTATGTATTTCTGAACATGATAAAGTTTTTCATGCTAAAGATTACTTAGAAGCAGTTGATTCAGAACCGACAACAAATGTACAAAAACTCGCTATGCAACAGAATGGTCTGGAATATTCATTCGTAGAAAACAGAGGTAGCTGCAATTCAAAAAGTCATGTAGGATGTTTTATAAAGGAAGGACTCATAGCATTTCAAAAGCTGACAAATGGTTTCCCTAAGAATTATTGGGATACCCCTATTAAATATAACTGTTCATTAACAGTTTTCGATTCACCATATTCAAATGATTCAGATTGCACAGTTGGTTGTGAAGACAAGTGCATCAATAATGAAAATGTGGTTACATATAATGCTTGTGAGTATCCAGTGTATTATTGGACAGTAGTTTCACTTTACATACTGTTCTCAATTATGATTGTTACAGCAGGACTTAGCGGTTTGTATTTTCATTGGAAGTTGAATGGTTTTGCAACAGCTTTCAAACTTGCAGGTTATCCTCGCATATCAATGCATATCGCTAAACGTAAAGATGTAATACTTGCTGAACTACATGAACCACCGAATGTTGATAAGTTGGAAATGATTGAGGCTGATTTACATGACATGGAATCAGATCCATGTGTTCAAGATTTCAACGCATATGAAGGTAATCGTATAGCACAGTTTATACCATCTAGAAGTGAACGTTATGCTTCATCTGCAGCAATGCCTGTACAAAAGAGTGGTTATCAGAAAATGATTAATTCTAACCCAATGTACTACAGCAAACCACAGTATGCTTATTCACCTATGATTACTATCTGCTTTGCCATATTGATCCCAAGTTGTGTTTCATTACAGCTGCAGGATACATATCAGAATTTTTATCAAATAGCTTATCCTGACGGTTATGCAGCATTTAAAAATCAAGATGGTGCAATGTCAAATTATGCAGATATATTCTTTCAATCAGCAATAGGCAGTAAAGCTGTTACATATCAAGGTAGTGGTAGCTGTGAAGGTGTTGATTGTGTTTGTAGCCTGAAAAGTCAAATGGAAGATGTTAACATCTATAAAGGAAAGGTATTTACTGTAACCGGTATGTGTGATGGAACATCAATCACAGAAAAATATCGAGTTGAGTCTATAGGTCTTGGTTATGATTTCCAATACCTACGTACAAATATGGGTTTTCAGTGGGAAGTAGAGACAGGTTATGATTGTATAATTCCAGGTCAACCAGTACCACATCCAGAGGCAGATTATTTTGTTCAGAAATCAGGTACAAGCTTCAATAATTCTTGCTGTCTCTCACATCATTATAACATCTATGGAAATGCGAAATTGAAACCAATTCCTACAATAGAACTTCATATATTCAAAACCCAATATCTTGGTCTGCGTGTTGAACTTTGCAAACAGAATGCATATGGTGGATCCTGTTTTACAGTTGTTGATGGTGTAGGTTTTAAGTTTGTTACAACAAGTACTATACCACAATTACCTGAGGAAATTGGTCTTTTGGTTAAAGACAATACAGTCGTTAAGGTTATAACAGGTATTCAAGATAAACTTACATGGGATTCACCATTTCAAGTGTCAATGCGTGCAACACCTTCAGGTTATGAAGAACTTAAATATCCTGAAAATGGTTTTGAATTTACTGGTTACACATTTCACTGTACAAATTATACTTATCAGACGCATACTGCATATAAATTGCAATATAAATCGATGACACCCAAGATTGCTCAAATTTTAGATCAGAGAAGATATCCTAGTATTCAGAGTTATGCCCCTGCACTTAGACTGACTAATGCTTCTTACTTTGTTACACATGGTACACCTAAAATTAATCTAAATTTTGAAGATCTAAGTGTTCTCTCACGTACATCAATTCTTCTGGATTTAACTGTTACAGCACCTAAAAGTCTGTCTGAAACATTACCTATTTCTGATGTTATACTTGATTCCTGTACTTATTCTGTTGGAAATTTGCTGAATAGCTACTGTACATTGAAAGTCAGATGGTTGTCTGAAATCAGAGGATATGTGCTGAAACTTAAGAGTGTGAAACAATCGAAATATCGAATAACTGAGGAGATAATAATATCACCAAAAATAACAGAATACAGAGTAAACATAGTTGTGTATAAAAATCAGAATGAGTTTACCTTTGATGCCTGGTTAGGTGAACATCAGTTACCACAACTATCAACAAACAAGCTGTATAAATTCCAAGAAAATGAGCTGCAGAGTTTTGATGGTTTCCGTGATGTGTCTTTCAGTTACTACACAGGAAATACAGTGATGGACAGTTCTAATGATTCAACAGTTGTGCTTGCTATAATTGGTACTTTTGTTTTTATGTTTGCTGCTTTTATGACATGTGCACTTGCTATTCGTAATCACAAATATTATGATTGTATGACACGCCTGAAAATGTTCAGACACCTTAAACAGAATATGTATTAATCACTCGTTTGTTTGTAATTATTAGTGTTTAGAATACTAATATAGATTGTGTAGGAATTATTTGATTTGTTTATGCTAATTTCATTTTATCTTTTAACATGGATTTTCAGAATAATAAAAATGGTAAGAAGGGTAAGAAGAAGAATAATGGTAAGAAACGCGGTCAACCTAGACAAACAACTAAAAATTTGCTTGAGGGTGTAACAGTTGCACAAGCTGAAGGTATAATGAAGAAACTTGAACAACAGAGAGCAGCTGAGTATGCTAAGTTTATGAAACAGTACAAAGCAGATCTTGTTAAAGCATGGGATGCAAAAATCACACAGTATATAGCAAAAGGACAGGGTTATGGTGCTATTGGTAACCTTCATAAGGCTATATTCTATGCAGATAAGTTTGATCGTATGGTCACAAATGTTCAGTCAGGTTTCATCGTTGAAAA